TATTAACCAATACATAAACCAAAATGACGTATTTATACTATAAAACAAGTACGTGGACCAATAATCCACAAATCAATGACGAAACCATTAAGCAATGGGAGCATTTAGCCGACAAAGAGAACTGGCGAATTACTCAATTACCTAATGGATACTATCAAACTGAAGTTTCTAATCCTAAAAACAAAGAAAAATTTGCAGATGTTACTCGTAGAGAGACAATTGAAGGCGCAGAAGCTGCTATTGACGGTAGTATTGAGCATTTTAAGCGTAAATTAGACGCTACAAAAGGCCCGAAAGTTGTAAAAACTTTCAAAAGTTAGTAAAAATTAAATTAAATTAAATAAAATGGAATATAATCTGCCTAGCGAGATTGTCAAAGACCTTAATTTTGGCAATGAAGCTAAAAATAGAATAATTTCTGGCGTAAAAAAACTTTCACAAGCAGTAAAATCTACTCTTGGAGCGTCAGGAAAGTGTGTAATTTACGAAGACGGCCGAGGTAAACCGGTTATAACAAAAGATGGTGTAACCGTTGCGGAAAGCGTAATCTTATTTGATCCGGTTGAGAACATCGGAGCCACTCTTATTAAAGAAGCTGCGCAAAATACTGTAAAAGAAGCAGGAGACGGTACTACTACGGCTACCGTACTTGCTGAATCTTTAATAGAAACAATATCAAATGATCAAACAGGTTTATCTGTAAGAAAAATTAAAGAAGGCGTTAATTCAGCGCTTAAAAAAGTAACAAAATATTTAGAAGAAACATCGATACCAGTGACTAATGATATGTTAAGTCATGTTAGTTCTATATCTTGCAATAATGATAAAGAGCTAGGTGCTATTATAGCTGAGGCTTACGAAAAAGTTGGTAAAGATGGAGTTGTCTTGATGGAAAACTCAGGTGTTGAAGAAACATATGTTGAGTTAGTTGATGGTGTTCAACTAAACGGATGCGGTTTAACATCACCTCACTTTATAACAAATAGAGATAAACAAACCTCAGAGTTAGATAGACCATTAGTACTTATATGTATGAATGAAATACCTAACATTAGAAAAATACAAAACGTATTAGAGTTTGCTATAAAGAAAAATAGATCAATACTTATAGTTTCTCCAGTTTCTCAACAAGTAAAAACAGCATTGTTGATGAACAAAGCTAAAGGTAATATTAAAGTTAACATAATTAATTTACCTGGTTTTGGTGTTACTAAAAAAGATACTTGTGAAGATTTAGCTATATTAACAGGTGCTAAGATAATAGATGAAGAATTAGGTGATGACTTAAACTTAATAACTACAGATCACTTAGGTGAAGCTGAACATTCAATAACCAACGGTGTAGATACTATTATCACCACTGTAGAAGATATTAAAGATGATTTACAAGAAAGAATCGAACACGTATCAAAACTCGTTTCTGACGAACAAAATGGTTTCCTTAAAACGAAGCTGGAGCAAAGACTCTCTATGTTATCGGGTAGTGTTGGAATCATCAAAGTGGGTGCTAATTCTGAAGTAGAATTAAAAGAAAAAAGAGATAGAGTTGAAGATGCTATATACGCAACTAAAGCTGCTTTGAAAGAAGGTATTGTACCTGGCGGTGGTGTAGCGTTGTTAAATGCCTCTCAAAAAATAAAGTCAGAGTCTTACGGTGAAAACTTATTGTTAGAAGCTATTAAGTCTCCATATAATACTATATTAGAAAATGCTGGTATAGATAATTATGTTTCTATACACGAAGGTAATGGCGTTGATGTTATAACTGGTCAAGAAGTTGATATGGTAAACAATGGTATTATAGACCCAGTGCTTGTAACTAAGTCTGCGTTAAAAAACGCTGTTAGTGTAGTTTCAACTATTATATCAGCTGACTGCGTAATCTCAAACATAAGAGTTAATGAGAAATAAGTATAACGCGTTTTTAACTAAAGAAGATATTTCTTATTTATACAGTACTTTAGCGGTTGATAAAAAATATTATATTTTAAAACAAAAAAACAAAGTAGTTGATAAGATAATAAACAAACTAAAAATAGATTTCAGTTTTACTGTTAAAGATGAGTCTTATTTTAAAATAGAACAAACAAGTGAAAACGGTCACGATTGGCACGTTGACACTGGTTCAAGTAATCACATGATGTGGTGTGAACTTGGTGGTACTATTTTATTAAAAGCAGATTATCAAGGAGGTAAAACATATTATAAAGAAGACGGTAAAGTTGTAGAGATTAAAAGAGGTATAGGTGATTTATGCGCACACAGGTCTGATGTAGAGCATAAAGTAGATCCTACAACAGGTAATAGACAAGTATTTTTAATTTTTATTTAATTTAATATGAAAGCACTAAATAGTTTTTTAATAATAGAAAAACATAAACAAGAAGTTAAAGAAGTTGGTGGTCTTATACTAACTGAAAAACTAGATGAAGATAATAGGTTTATAAAAGGTACTGTTATATCTGTTGGTGAACAGGTAGTATCTATTAAAGATAACGATGTTATTTACTACGATAAACATGCTGGTCATGGTATTAGTTTAAATGATAAGTTATATCAAGTGATTAGAGATAGAGACGTTGTTATTGTAGAATGAAGCTAACAGCTCAAGACGTTAGAGATTTAGGTATATTTAAATATTATAGATTAGTAAGAAAGTGGGCTTGCAAAACAAACAAACTTAAAGACGCTGATTTAGAACTGTTAATTTACTTAGACTGTAAAGATAGATTTACAAGACAAGATTTTGTTGACGGAATATATACTTATTCTTGGGATAAAAATAGATGGGAACGACTTAGAAGAGAAGGTTGGATAGAAGTTTGGCGACATAGAAACCGAACTACAATTAAGTATTCAATATTTAAAACCTCTTTTAAGTGTTCTCAACTTATAAGTAGAATATACAGGATATTATTAGGTGAAGAAGATTTACCTGTTTCTGAAAGAAGTGTATTTTTTAATAACAAATCATATACAGATAAAGTTTACAACAAAGCTATAGATGATATGATAAAAGACAGTGATAGATAATGGGTTTTAAATTAGGCAAAAAACCATACATAAGAAATATAAGAGAAGGTATTAATCTTAATATACTAAGAAAACCTTTGAAAGACGGTGTTATGGGTGAAGCTGTAGATGGAAATACTATTATTGTTAACGATAAAATACCTACTAACAGTAAGATGTATAAAAGAGTTGTTAATCACGAAGCTAAACACGCTGAAGAAATGAAAAGCGGTAAAATAGCATACGGTGATGATTGGGTAAGAGAAAATTGTAAAACTTACCCTAGAAAAAATGGTAAAATAAAGTATAACGGCAAGTGGTATCCTGAAGGAGACAAAAATCTACCTTGGGAGAAACGAGCAATAAAAGCAGAAAAAAATGGCATTTAAAATGGGAGGTTTCAGTGGGTTTAAAAAACATCCACTTTATGGAAAGTTATCCGCAGAAGAGAAAAAACGATATGATTCTTTAAGCAAACAAGTGCAAGACAGTTACACAAAGAATAATAAAACTTTAAGTCAACTTAGACAAGCTTTGATAAGTAAAAAAGAATTAAGTAAACAACAAGAACAAAGAATAAAAGAAACAGGTTAATTATGGCATTTAAAATGAAAGGATTTAGTGGTTTTAAAACAGATTTAAGAAAAAAATCTGGATTTGGACCAAGAGCTACAGAGATGGACCCTGTAGATTTAAATATACCATCAAGCAAAAGAGGTCACGATGACCAAAGTAGAGAGTTAGCTATTTCAAAATTTGAAATGGGTGAATACAAAAAAAACCCTGCGCTTCCTAAAAACGGTAATTTAAAGAAAGGAGATTTTACAACAGCTGGTATTCCAGAAAGTCTATATAACGCAGATGGTAAAAAAATTAATACTAACAATATAGACGAAGGTAACTTAAGTAGAATAAAGGTAGAGTCTGGCACTAATAGAAAATACGTAGAATACGTAGAGGGTTCAAAAGCAGGAGGTAGATTATATTTAAATAAAGTTAAAAAAGATGCTAAGTAAAATATTTTCAGCTGGTGCTGGAGAGCTTGTAAAAAACGTAGGTGGAGTTTTAGATAACTTAACTACAACTAAAGAAGAAAAGCTAGCCGCACAAGCTAAAATTAAAGATATGATCATGGGTTATGAGGCTGAAATGCAAAAGCAAGTAACTGAACGCTGGAAGATGGATATGAACTCAGACTCATGGTTGTCTAAGAATATAAGACCTTTGGTTCTTGTGTTTTTAGTAGTTAGTACGGTATTACTAGTATTTATCGATGCTGGTACTATTAGTTTTACAGTACAAGACAAATGGACTGATTTATTACAATTAGTTCTTATTACAGTTATAGGCGCTTACTTTGGTGGCCGTAGCTTAGAGAAAGTAAAAAAATAATTAAATAAAATAACAATGACAAAAAAAGAAGAGTTGGTTGACTTAAAACCAGAAAAAATTAGTGATGAGCAATTAGAAAGAATGCAGAAGCTAATTTCAGGAATAAATAAAATACAGTTCGATATGGGTGCGATGCAAGCTAAGGTGCATGAGCTTGCGCACTTACACATTACTCAAAACGCAAAAATTAAAGAACTGCAAGATGAACTTCAAGAAAAGTACGGTACTGTAGACGTTAACATTCAAGATGGTACTATAACGTACAAGGACGAAAATGACGGATCAGATAATTAGAAAAATAACAATAGGTAAAGATTATAAAAACGATTCAATGCACTACGCTGTAGGCCAAGAAGTTTACGGTGGACATACTATTTGCGATATAATAGAAGAAAAAGATAAGTACTCTGTTTATATTAAAAAAAATAGAAATGTTATACCATGGAAAGACTTTAATAAAAACATGGCAATATCGGTTGAATATAATCTAGAATATTAATGACATCACCGTTTGACTTTATTGTAAAACCATTAGGAGATAGATATAACAACATCAAAAAAATAGAAGACAAAGAGCTTTTATTAAATACTGAAATATCAAACCATGAGTTTGTAAACAGAATTGGTGTTGTTAAATCTATTCCTTCTGCTTTTAAAACAGAAATAGAAGTTGGTGATAATGTTATTGTTCATCACAATGTTTTTAGAAGAATGTATGACGTTAAAGGTAGAGAAAAAAATAGTAGAAGTTTTTTAGATGAAAACAACTATTTAGTTCAACCAGATCAAGTGTATGCTTATAAAAGGTTTTGGCAATGGAAACCTGTAGAAGGTTATTGTTTTGTACAACCAATTAAAACAAACTGTAAGTATAGTGTTGATCCAGAAAAACCTTTAACTGGTATTGTTTTTTATGGAGATGAACAATTAAAAAAAGGAGATGTTATAGGTTTTTCACCTGGAGACGAGTATGAGTTTGTTATAGAAAATACTAGACTTTATAGAGTTATGAAAAAATTTATTACAATTAAATATGAACGCGAAGGAAACGAAAAAGCTTATAATCCAAGCTGGGCACAAAGCAGTTGAAGAGCTGATTAATGTTGCTAAAGAAAAAATAATAACTAACACAGAAGATGATGTTAGTGCTGATAGATTGAAAAACGCTGCAGCTACAAAGAAGTTAGCTATATTTGATGCGTTTGAAATATTAAATAGAATACAAGAAGAGCAAAACATACTTGACGGTAAAGATACAGAGGATAAAAAAGAAAGAGTATTTAAAGGTTTTGCAGAGGGTAGATCAAAATGAGTTACGAACAAACATTAGTTAAAACAATTGAGCCTATTAAACGTACGACTTTAACTCGTATGAATAAAGGTAAAAAATGGAAATATGGATACAATAAAGAACATGATATTGTCGTTATATCAAAAACTGGAAAAGTTGGTGAAATCATTGAAATGCAAGGTTTACGAATTGCGTTACCAAAGGTGCCAACCAACTTGTACGTGCATGCCAAGCGAAAATGGCAAAGGATAGAATATCCAAAAGAATTATCTAAATTAAAAAATATATTTGATTGGCGTAGTTATCCTGAAGAAGCAAAAGATCAATGGTTTGATTATATAGATGAAGAGTTTAAAAGAAGAGAGGAAGGTTTTTGGTTTAACAATAATGGTAAGTCAACATACATAACTGGTAGTCACTACATGTATCTACAGTGGAGTAAAATAGATGTAGGTGCACCTGATTTTAGAGAAGCTAATAGGCTTTTTTTTATATTTTGGGAAGCTTGTAAAGCTGACAAAAGATGTTATGGCATGTGTTATCTTAAAAACAGACGTTCTGGTTTTTCATTTATGTCATCAGCTGAAACAGTTAACTTAGCTACAATATCAAGTGATTCAAGATATGGAATACTATCAAAAAGTGGTGCTGATGCTAAGAAGATGTTTACAGACAAAGTTGTTCCAATATCCGTCAACTATCCGTTTTTCTTTAAACCGATACAAGATGGTATGGATAGACCTAAGTCTGAACTTGCTTACCGTGTACCTGCGAGTAAGTTTACTCGTAGAAAGATTACTGCGAACGAAAAGCAAGAAGAGTTAGTAGGACTTGATACAACTATAGACTGGAAAAATACAGGTGATAATAGTTATGATGGTGAAAAGCTAAACTTATTGGTACATGATGAAAGTGGTAAGTGGGAGAGACCTGACAATATTCTTAATAATTGGAGGGTTACAAAAACTTGTTTACGATTAGGTAGTAGAATTATAGGTAAATGTATGATGGGCTCAACTTCCAACGCCCTTGATAAAGGTGGAGACAACTTTAAAAAACTATACTATGATTCAGATGTCACTCGACGAAATCGTAATGGACAAACAAAGTCTGGTTTATATTCTCTCTTTATCCCAATGGAGTGGAACTACGAAGGATTTATTGATGAATACGGAGATCCAGTATTTAATAATCCAAGTAATGATGTCTTCGGACCAGACGGTGAATTAATAGACTATGGTATTATTGATCACTGGCAAAACGAAGCTGATGGTTTAAAAAACGACCAAGATGCTTTAAACGAGTTTTATAGACAGTTCCCAAGAACTGAAGAGCACGCGTTTAGAGATGAAACAAAAAATAGTATATTTAACTTAGTTAAAATATACGAGCAAATAGATTATAACGAAGAAAGTAGATATAACGCTGGTGTAAACGTTGGTAACTTTCAGTGGGTTAATGGTGTAAAAGATTCAAACGTAATATTTTATCCAAACGCACAAGGAAGGTTTAAAGTTAGCTGGGTACCACCATCAAATCTACAGAATAAAATAATATTTAAAAATGGAAGCAAATACCCTGGCAATGATCATATGGGCGCTTTTGGCTGCGACAGCTACGACATTAGCGGTACTGTAGACGGAAAAGGTTCAAAAGGATCTTTACATGGATTAACAAAATTTAGCATGGAAGACGCACCACCAAGTACGTTTTTCCTAGAATATATAGCAAGACCACAAACCGCTGAAATATTTTTTGAAGACGTATTAATGTCTTTGGTATTTTACGGTATGCCTTTGCTAGCAGAAAATAATAAACCAAGATTATTATACTATTTAAGAAGAAGAGGTTATAGAGGTTATAGTATGAATAGACCAGATAAGTCTTGGAACAAATTGTCAGCAACTGAAAAAGAAATAGGTGGTATACCTAATTCAAGTGAAGATATTAAACAAGCTCACGCTGCTGCAATAGAAATGTATATAAATGATTTTGTAGGTCATTTAGGTGATGGTAATTACGGTAACATGTATTTTAACGAAACGCTTAATGACTGGTCAAGATTTGATATAAATAAAAGAACAAAGCATGATGCTAGTATTAGTTCTGGTTTAGCAATAATGGCTTGCAATAGACATTTGTACACGCCAAACGCTAAAAGAGAAGTAAAACCAGTAGAATTAAAAATATCAAAATATAACAACAAAGGATTTATGTCCAAGATAATAAAATAATAAATATGGCTAGAACAGCAACACACGTAAACTTTCCTTCTCAAGTAGTTAGTGATTTAGAAAAGGCTAGTTCAGAATATGGTTTAAAAGTAGCTAGAGCTATAGAAGCTGAATGGTTTGGTAATAAACTTTCTAATAGATACTTAGACGTTCAACAACAGTTTCATAACCTTAGATTATATGCTAGAGGTGAACAATCAATACAAAAATATAAAGATGAGTTATCGATAAACGGTGACTTAAGCTACTTAAACCTAGACTGGAAACCTGTACCTATAATATCTAAGTTTGTAGATATAGTAGTTAATGGTATGTCTGAGAGAATGTTTAAAATAAATGCTTACTCACAAGATGAGTATGGTGTTTATAAAAGGACAGAATACATGGAGTCTATTCTCAAAGATATGAGAACTAAAAAGTTTAATGATCAAGCTAAAGAAATGTTTAGTTTAGATCTTTATAAAAACAAAAAAGAAGATTTACCAGAAACAGAAGAAGAGTTACAGTTACATATGCAGCTTAATTATAAACAAGCTGTTGAGATAGCTGAAGAACAAGCTATTGAAACTTTATTAAAAGGTAATAGTTATGATAATATTAGAAAAAGATTTTTATATGATTTAACAGTTTTAGGTATTGGATGCGTAAAAACAAACTTTAACTTTAGTGAAGGTGTAACAATAGATTACGTAGACCCTTCTAATTTAGTATACTCATACTGTGAATCACCTTATTTTGAGGATATATATTATATAGGTGAAGTAAAAACAATACCTATAAACGAATTAGTAAGACAGTTTCCAAATTTAACAGAGTCTGATTTAAAAGATATAAACACGTATTCAAAAAGACCTACTGGTAAATATTCTTATAACGAAGATAACGACAGGAATAAAGTTCAAGTTTTATATTTTAATTATAAAACATATATGAACAACGTTTATAAAGTAAAAGAAACTAATGCTGGTTTAGAAAAAGCTATAGAAAAAGATGATAGTTTTAATCCACCTTCAGAAGCACAAGGTAACTTTAAAAAATTATCAAGAGCTACGGAAACTGTTTACGAAGGCGTTTTAATTTTAGGTACTGATAAGCTATTAAAGTGGGAGATGGCTAGTAACATGATGAGAACTAAAAGTGATTTTAACAAAGTTAAAATGAATTATGCTTTAGTAGCTCCACGTATGTACAATGGTAATATAGACTCTTTAGTAAAACGTATAACTGGTTTTGCTGACATGATACAATTAACTCATTTAAAAATACAACAGGTAATGTCTCGTATGGTACCAGATGGTGTTTATCTTGACGCTGATGGTTTAGCAGAAGTTGATTTAGGTAATGGCACTAATTATAA